TATGATGGTCGAAGATAATAAGATGCGTACTCAAAATTTGCAGATGTGGGTTGATATGAATGAAAGCTTTCAAAAGAAGCTTGCCGAACGCGACGCAGAAATTGAAAGGCTAAGAGCCAAGTTATCTCAATACGAGGTAGGTGAAAAGCTTTGAAAGCTCCGCAGCAATCGTTAAAAAACTGGGGCGATCAGAAATGGCGTACCAAAAGTGGTAAACCGTCTAGTAAGACTGGTGAGCGGTATCTCCCGTCGGCGGCAATTAATGCACTTAGCCCAGCGGAATATGCAGCAACCACAAGAGCAAAGCGAGCAGGCAAGAAAGCAGGTAAACAATTTGTGGCGCAGCCCAAAGGAATTGCTGCAAAGACTGCGAGATTTAGATGACCACTAGTGGCTCAACCGATTTTAACCTAGAATTTACCGACATCGCTGAAGAGGCGTTTGAACGGGCTGGGCGAGAGATGCGTTCGGGCTATGACCTGCGTACGGCTCGTCGATCCATGAACCTCTTAACGATAGAGTGGGCGAACCGTGGTATTAACATGTGGACTATTGAGCAAGGCTCAATAAATTTAGTGCAAGGCACTGCAACGTACAATTTACCAAACGACACCATTGACTTGCTTGAGCACGTTTTAAGAACGGGAGCTGGAAATTCTTCAACGCAAGCTGACCTCACACTTACCCGGATTAGTGTATCCACCTACGCCACAATTCCAAACAAACTTACTCAAGCACGACCGATACAAATTTACATCAGCCGCAACTCCGGTGCTACATACCCCGCAACCAGCAATTACTCCCCCGGCGCACAAGCAAACCCACAGATTACAGTCTGGCCTGTCCCTGACCAAGGCACCCAAGGCTCTCCGTATTATCAAGTAATTTACTGGCGTATGCGCCGCATTCAGAATGCGGGAGATGGTATTCAGACTCCTGATATGCCGTTTAGGTTTCTTCCCTGTATTACAGCAGGGTTGGCGTATTACATCGCTCAAAAGATCCCTGAAGGCACACCTCGTATTGATATGTTAAAAGCTGCTTATGAAGAGCAGTGGGCTTATGCCGCTGGTGAAGATAGAGAGAAAGCTGCTGTACGTTTTGTTCCTCGCCGTATGTATTTGGGGAACACCGGGAGCTTCTGATGCCCAATCAGTTTGCATCAGGTAAATGGGCCATCGCTCAGTGCGATAGGTGTAACTTTAGGTATAAACTAAAGCAGTTAAAATCTCTTGTCATTAAGACTAAAAACGTTAATATTTTAGTCTGCCCTGAGTGCTGGGAACCTGATCAGCCGCAGCTTCAACTTGGTATGTACCCTGTATATGATCCACAGGCTATTCGTAATCCTCGCGTTGATTCAAATTCCTACAGACAAGCGGGTGTAAATGGGTTAAGAATTGAACCAATAAACGATGATTCTAGCCAAGATGAGATTGGTACGATTACAATGGGAAGTAGGATTATTCAGTGGGGTTGGAATCCTGTTGGTGGGGCAAGATGGTTTGATACGGGCTTAACACCTAATGATTTAATCGGTGTGGGTTCTGTTAATTCAGTCACAGTTTCTTAGGAGTTTATGATGGATAAAGCAGATCTTAAACAAGATAAAAAAATGATTGCTAGTGCAGTGCACAAGCATGAACGCGCTAAACACAAAGGCCAACCCATGACCAAGCTTAAAAAAGGCGGTCCGACGTCTGAAATGATGAAGACTATGGGTCGTAATATGGCACGGGTGCGTAATCAAGGGAGCAGATAATGGCTTCATATAGCATGAAAAAAGGTGGTAAAGAAGTTGGCCCTGCGTCAACCTACGCCGAGCCGCACACGATGAAGGGTAAAAAACTACGTGCTGAAGAAAACCCTGGTTTTGGCCCTAATCATAGTAACTCAGACACTGTTGCTATGAGTGTCGGTGCGTACACTAATAAGTTGGAGAAGCCGACTAAAACAGACGGTATTAAGATGCGCGGCACTGGGGCTGCTACTAAAGGCATAATGAGTCGAGGGCCGATGGCGTGAATTATACGGAGTTAAAAAAGGCTATCCGAGGGTATGTAGAGAACGATTTTCCTACTATTACGTTTACTGATTCAGTAACAACGTGGACCTCGGATGACCAGCTTGCAACATTTGTTAAGCAGGCTGAGCAGCGCATTTATAACTCCATGCAGTTTCCGTCAATACGTAAAAACATGACGGGCGTTACTGCTATAAATAACAGATACCTTGAATGTCCCCCTGATTTTTTATCGCCTTATAGTCTTGCTGTTATTGACGCAAACGGTCGGTATTATTATTTGCTTAACAAAGATGTTAATTTTATCCGCGAAGCCTATCCTGTCCCTACAGGCGCGGGTAATACAGGACGGCCAAGACACTACGCTATTTTTGGCCCAACAGTAACGGGTGGCGTTATTAGTAATGAGCTAAGTTTCATTCTTGGTCCCACACCCGATGCAATATACACAATGGAATTGCATTACTACTATTACCCAGAATCTATTGTAACTGCGGGTACAACTTGGCTTGGTGATAATTTTGATTCGGTATTGTTATATGGTGCTTTGCGTGAAGGTTATTTGTTTATTAAAGCCGGACAAGAACAAATTTCAGTTATTGATCAGAAATACGCAGAAGCCATAGTCCTTGCAAAACGTCTGGCAGATGGTTTAGAGCGTCAAGATGCCTACAGGTCTGGGCAGTACAGACAAGCGGTAACCTGATATGGCTATTTACCAAACCATGTGTACAAGCTTTAAGGCAGAAGTTGCCCAAGGGCTGCACAATTTTACGACAGGGACAGGCAATGTTTTCAAACTCGCTTTGTACGTCGCAACTGCCGATCTCGGTGCAGATACCACCGTCTACACATCGTCAGGTGAATCCAGTGGAACCAATTATTCCCCTGGGGGGATTGCACTCACAAACATTACGCCAACAACATCAGGGACAACCGGATATTGGTCATTCCAAAACGCTACGTTTTCAAACGTTACTCTTACGTGCGCGGGGGCTTTAATCTATAATTCTACAAATGGCAATCGCGCTGTTTGTGTTTTAAGTTTTGGTAGTACGATAACTAAAGTTGCTTCAAGCCTTGTAATTACCTTCCCCGCCAATGATGCTACTAACGCCGTTTTAAGGATCGCATAATGGAACTCAAAGCCAAAATCTCTGACACAACCGAAAGCGGTTTGATGATGAACTCTCAATCCAATGAAGGTCTCAAAGCCACGGGTAAGTTTTTGATTGAGTGTTACGACAAAGACGGCAAGCTAAAGTGGACTGATGAGTCTAAGAATCTTGTGGTGAATGTGGGCCTTCAATACATGGCAGGGACCTCTTTAGATGGTTCAACTGCAAGAATCACAAGCTGGTACTTAGGCTTATATGGCGCTGCATCAAGTAATAATCCTGCTGCTGGAGATACGATGTCTTCTCATGCAGGATGGACGGAAGTTACAGACTACACAGAAGCAACGCGTCCAGCGGCGACATTTGTAGCAGCAACAACGGCGAATCCTTCAGTGGTTACGAATTCAGCAAGCAAAGCTCAGTTTACGATGAATAACACAGTAACTGTCGGCGGTGCTTTTCTGACAAGCAATAACACCAAAGGTGGTACGTCAGGCACCTTGTTTTCAGCAAAAGATTTTTCTGCACCAGGGGATAGGAACGTAGTATCCGGTGACGTTGTTTTAGTAACGTATACCTTTAGCTTATCTGCATAATGGCTTTTGTACTTGCTGATCGTGTACAGGAAACCACGACAACCACAGGCACCGGTACAGTCACATTAGCCGGTGCGGTTACGGGGTTTCAATCATTTGCTGCTATAGGTAACGGCAACACGACCTTTTACACCATAGCCGATCAGTCAGGGTCCAACTGGGAAGTAGGCATAGGCACTTATACCTCTTCGGGTACAACGCTATCCAGAGACACGATTTTAGCTTCCAGTAACTCCGGCAGTGCAGTGAACTTTGGTGCAGGGACTAAAAACGTCTTTGTGACCTACCCCGCAGAGCGTGCTGCTTATGGGCTGACTGCTGGATCAAATATCACACTTACTCCTGGAAACGGAACCATTACGATTGATTCAACAGGTGGGGGCGGCACTAACCTTGACGGTGGTTTGCCAGACAGCAGCTACGCAGCTATTGACCCAATTGATGGAGGAACACCCTAATGCCAGTTCAAATTCAGATGCGTCGAGGAACGACGGCGCAATGGTCAACAGCGAACCCGACACTAGCGTCTGGTGAAGTGGGCGTAGATACCAGTCTGACGAAGTTCAAAGTTGGTAATGGCTCAACTGCGTGGAATAGCTTAGGGTATGCCTCGTTGACATTCCAAGGCGCGTATGCAGGCGGCACGACTTATTACCCTAACGATATTGTTACTTATAACAACTCAACGTATATCTGTATTTTACAGAGTACAGGTAATTTGCCGACAAACGCGACCTATTGGTCATTGCTTGCTGCTGCGGGTGCGGGTGATGTGGTTGGCCCTGCATCGTCCGTGGCTAATGAGATTGCTCTATTTGATGGGACAAGCGGAAAGCTTATTAAATCGGCGACAACAACGGGTGTTTTGAAGGCAACATCAGGGGTTATAGCTGCTGCTTCTGCGGGAACGGATTATGTTGCTCCAAGCGGTGCATTAGGAACGCCAAGCTCAGGAACGCTTTCTAATTGTACGGTAGACGGAACAAACAGCGTTGGATACAGAAATGCACCGCAAAGCACAAATACAACGTTAGCTTTAACAGATGCGGGTAAGCATGTTTGGTTTACTGGTGGATCTACAGCAACCTTGACAGTCCCGACCAATGCGTCTGTAGCGTTTCCAACCGGAACGACAATTCTTGTCGCTAACAACAACTCAGGCAATCTGACGATCTCTGGTGCTGGCGTAACGTTTCAGTTAGCCAACGGAACCACAGGAAACAGGACGGTCGCAACAAAGGGTCTAGCTTCACTATTGAAAGTGGACACCGACACTTGGTGGGTTACTGGGCCAGGAGTGACCTGATGGCTGGCAATCTGACTGCGATGATTGCGTCTATCTTCTCAGGTAGCGCAGTCACTCCAGACCCATTCTTTGAATACACCACACTATTGCTCCCAGGCAACGGAACCAACGGCGCACAGAATAATACGTTCTTAGATGGGTCTACCAATAACTTCACCATCACCCGCAACGGCAACACCACACAAGGTACGTTCTCACCGTTTAGTCAGACGGGGTGGGGGAATTATTTTTCCGCCAATACTTCTGAGCTTAGTTTTGCGTCTAACGCCGCTTTTAATCTTTCTGGTGTTAGTTGGACTATTGAGTTTTGGACTTACCCCACGGAAAACGCACCTGCTAGAGATAGAAACTGGATTACAAGAAGGCAGGCAAGTGGCGGGTTTACTTCTTCATATCAAATTTATTGTGGCTCTGGTGCTAACACCTTAAAGTTTCTAGTAACAGGTCAGACGGTTGTAACTTCAACTTCCTCGCTAACGCCTAATCAATGGAACCATGTTGCTGTTGTATGGAATGGAACCACTCTATACTTTTTCATTAACGGCGTACAGGACGCAACAACAGGAACTTACGGTGCTGGTAGCGGTGGCGATGCTGAACCGCTAAGAATTGGTAGGTTAGCTACCAATGATAATGTGTTGTCTTATATGAGTAACGTCAGGGTTGTCAAAGGCGTTGCTGTGTACACAGGAAATTTCACAGTACCGTCAACACCACTAGCAATAACTCAATCTTCCGGCACAAATATCTCGGCAATTACGGGTACGCAAACATCGCTGCTTACTTGCCAATCAAATCGCTTTGTAGATGTTACTGCTAATGCTTTTGTTCCAACTGTAGGCACTGGAACCTCCGTACAAGCCTTCTCCCCATTCAACCCCA